TCCGTGACCAACACGGCGACGACCGGCGGCGGCTCGGCGCCTGAGACCGACGATCATCTGCGCATTAGCATCCAGGCCGCGCCCAACCAGTTCAGCGTGGCTGGTCCGGCTGGCGCGTACCGCTTCTTCGCGCTCGGAGTCGATCCGTCGATCATCGACGTCTACGTGGTGTCGCCTACGCCCGGCAGCGTCCAGGTATACATCCTCACCGGGCCGATTGCCGCGCAGCCTGCGGCTTCACCCAACAGCGCGGGGGTGGCGAATTCAGCGCTGCTCGCTAAAGTGCAGCAGGCGCTTGGCGCCGACGACGTGCGGCCGCTGACCGACACCGTGAGCGCGCTCGCGGTGAGCGAAGTCGATTACCAGATTACGGGCACTGTCACACTATTCGCGGACGCCGACCCGATTTCGACAATGGCCGCCGTCAACGCCGCCGCGGAGAGCATCGCGCTCAACCTGGCCGCGCGCATCCAACGCGACATCGTGCCAAGCGAGATAGTGGCAGCGCTGTCGGTGCCAGGCGTGTACCAGGTGGTGCTGACCCAGCCCTTCTATACGCAGCTCACGGCCGGGCAATGGGCCAACTGCACCGCGATTACCTTGACCCAGGCGATAGCCACGGAGCATTCGTGATGATCACTCCGGCCAGACAGTTTTGTCCGCTTTGTCGAGGCGAGTTGCGCAAGGCGGATGCGATGCTCACGCATCTTGTCGCCGACCATAAGCGGAGCACGATGGAGGCCGACGAGCTGATCGCGCGCTTCGACACCACAAAACCAATTCCCGATGCGGAGCCGGAGCCGCATATGTATTGCGGGAGCACAGTGCTCAGCAGTGGGAGCGCCCGAAACCGTTGTGGCGCGGGGGCGCCGCGCTCACTGGTGCATTAATGGCGCAGCTTCAGTTACCGCCGTCGATAAACGACTTGCGTTCGCAATCGCTGTTAATGACGATCGAACGGCTCGACGCGCTTGACCTCACGCCGTTGCTGGTTTACCGCCTGGACTCGGCTCCGGATTCGGCGCTGATCTTCCTGGCCTGGCAGTTCGACATGCTCGATCCACAGTGGCAACTTGCGGCGAGCAGCTCCGGCGAGAGTATCGACGCGCTGACGGACATCGACTCGATCACCGATATCGATACATTGTTATCCTCGTCGGGCAGCGCAGGGCCTACTGACTTCGATTCCTGGCGGGCCCTGCTGCAAGCGGCCATTCCACTGCATCGCGTGCACGGCACGCCCTATTCAATAAGGCAGGCACTGGGCTCGCTCGGCTGGCCCAGCGTCACTTTCCTGGAGGGACAGACGAGTTGGGGGGGCAGCGCGTGGCCGTCAGCGCAGGGCTGGGCGGTATTTCGCGTGGTGGTCAACCTGGCGGCGGGACAGACGGTCGGGCCAAGTGACGCGAACCGGATAGTGGCCGCGGTCAATTTCTTCAAGCCGTCGCGAAGCTGGCTCGACGCGCTGGTGTTCGAGGCGGCTCAGCTTGGAGACTCGGCACCGGCGCCCGGCGACTACACAGGCGCGATCGATAGCGCACCGGCGCCGAGCGACCTTCTGAGCGCGCCGCTGGCGCCGCTGACCGGGCATCGGATGATCGCGCCAGTATACAATCGGCATTACTACCATATCGGTATAACATATGGCGCCAATGAGCCGGCGGTGGCCGACTCTGGCCTGGTCGCCAACGGAGTGCCTATCTCGGCACGCGGGTAAAAGCAATGGTACAACGTCCCAAGGGAATAGTCAGACTCTTCAGCCGCGGCGCCATGGTGTGGGAGTGCCGCAATCTGTTCGTCAATGCCGGGCTGCCGGCACTGGCAAATTTGATGGCCGGGGTCATTTCCGGCCAGTACGCACTAGCAGTCGGCTTCGGCTCCGGCGCAGGTGCGCCGACAGTAGCCGACACTGATCTTAGTACAGCGCCCAAATACTACAACTCGGTGGGCACACACACGTTTCCGAACTCAGGAAGCGTGCAGTTCAACTACGCGCTGTCGGCAACCGCGGATTACGGCGCCCTGGGCATGACCGTTCAGGAGGTGGGGCAGTTCGCCAACGGCGCGGCGTCGGCAATGCCGGCGGCGGTAGGGACAGCGAATCCGACCTGGGTAGCCTCCACGGCATGGACCACCGGCAGTCTGCTGATCGATGCCAATGGCAATATTCAGCGATGTACGACAGCTGGCACCAGCGGCTCCAGCGTTCCCACGTGGGCGACGGCGTTGGGTGCTACCACCGCAGACGGGAGCGTGGTCTGGACGGCGGTTGCGCTGCATACGGCGCCCGCTCCAATGCTGGCGCATGCGGCAGTGCCAGCCTTCGTCTTCAACGGCTCGGCGAACTACCAGGGCACCTGGACTTTCACGTTCTGAGGTGGATGATGGCAACGCTTATAGATAGTCCGGAATTTACCGCCAACGAGATCTACCAGATTCAACAGACCGATCCGGTCGAAGGCGCCGGCGCCGGCGCGAGTTTCAGCGGCATCGGGGTAAGCAACGAGCCGCATCAGCAACTCGCCAACCGCACGGCGTTCCTCTACGGACGACAGAACACCAATATCGCGAACATCGGCGCTCTGCAGAGTTTTGTCGCCGGCTTCACCGGTTCCCTCAAGACCACGGGCTATCTGAAGATTCCGCTGACCGACGTTAGCCGCGGTCCAGTGATCGCAATCATCCAGTGGGGATACTACGCACTGGCTACACAGAGTATTCCCAACGATACAACATATACGGTGACCTGGCCGATCCCGTTTCCCAATGCCATATTGCTGCCACCGCTGGCCACCAATGTTTACTATCTCACCGTGGGTGGCAACACGGCAGCATCAGTGATTAGCTATGGTGTTTCTGGCGCAACTTTTGTGCTCGACGTTCCTGGAGCCCTGATGCAACGGGCCGGCCTGGCAAGCGAACAGAGTAACGGATTCTCGTGGCTGACAATTGGGTTCTGACGGATTCACCTATGCATAGACCTCTATCGAAAGCCTTTCTCGTAGTTCTCGCGGCACTGACTACGCTGACCGGCGCAGCGGCGGCGCAGTATCAGGCGATTCCAAATTTCACCGGCATCGGCGCCGGCTTCAACTTCCGCCAGGCGATCAACCAGCGGCTGTCCGGAGCCCAGTCGATCGCACCGCAGATAGTGGGTCTGCCGTTCGCGGGCCTGCCGGGAGAGCGCGATGGACTTCTGCTCTGGTGCAAAGATTGCCAGGCGACGACCCCATGCAGCGCCGGCGGCGCCGGGGCGTGGGCGATGGGCTCGCGCGGCGTCTGGGCCTGCGCGGCCGGCGCGCTTGAGCAGGACCTCAATGCCAACGGACACAACATTGCCGCAGCCGCCAGCGTCCTCGCGCTTCAACCGGGCGATTCGCAACCACGCGAGTCGCTGGTGCCCGGCGGCGGAATCAGGGTCGGCAACGGCACGACCGCACCCTTCACCGTCATTGACGAGGGTGCGAACGTCAGCGGCAACGTCAATGGCGCAATTAACGTCAAGGCGCCGCCCTATCTTGCCAAGGGCGATGGCGTGACCGACGACACTGGCGCGATACAGACGGCAGTCAACGCCGCCTGCGCCGCGCCCGGCATAAACAAGCCGGAAGTCTTTTTACCTGCCACTCCGGGCGGATTATACTATCATACCACCGCTCCCATCCTTATAAATTGCTCAATCAAGTTCGAGGGCGCCGGTTGGACCCAGACCTGGCTCAAGCAGAACTATTACGGCCCGACGATTATTGCGCAGCAGGCCGAGGCCGGGTGGAAGCCGCCGTTCACGTCGAGTATCAGCCTGACTTGGCAGGCCTCGCACAGTTATCCGCAATATGCGGACATCCTCGATTCCAACGGCAACGTCCAGGTGCAGGAGGCACCGGGTTGCACCTCCGGCAGCGGGTCGCATCCGGCGTGGCCGACCACGCAGCCGAACATGGTGAGCGACAATACCTGCACCTGGGCGCTCGCGACCACCGGCGGCACGACTCACATCGCGAGCGGCAGCGGCAGCAGTCTCGACGCCGCCGATCCTGAGTTTTTCAATGGCGCGGGCTACGGCGGCAATAACGCCACTGCCGAAATCATGAATGCTTCGAACATCGAAGCGTCTCTCAACGGAGGCGCCTCTGGCATACCTCACTTCACGGTCGAGTTCTATGTCGAACCTTTTCTCAATGACGCCGGCGGCTTTGGCAACTACAACTTTTTAACCATCTCTCCTGGAGCGCCTCAGCAGAGCAACGTTCAGGCATTGGGTTTTCTTATTAACGGAAACGGCGGCGGATGCACTTACAACTGCATACAGGCATCGGCGGATATCGGGGGTTCTCTCGTTACCATCAACGCACAGAACGCAAACAGCAGCCTGACGGTGAATAAGATTCACCATGTCGCGTTGACCTATGACGGCACCACGCTACGTCTATTCCTCGATGGAGTAATGACGGGTTCGCATGCGGCTTCGGGCAACTGGACGATACCACCGTACGAAAGTTTCCAATGGGCTAGTCAGGCGCCGTCCACCTACCTCGCGATGAGTGCCACGACCAACAGGATCCCCGCATTTTACGACTCCATTCGAGTCTCCAGCGTCGCGCGTTATACGGAAAATTTCACGCCGCCGACCGCGAAATTCGCCAGCGACGGCAGCACCATTTTTTTGGAGAACTTCCCGACCGGCACGCCTGCCGGGACTATCGAAGCTCTGGTCAACAACAACACCAATGCATTCATTCCGATCGAGACCAGCAACGGCGCGGCCGACCTCAACCCGGTCTATATCGGCAATATCTCGCTGAGCGACAACGGCATCTGGGCGGCCTGGATGCTGAACTCGACTATCGAAAATATCAACTTTCCGTCCAACAGCGCGGGCCGCACTTGCGTGACGCTCAAAGACAATGACTATCAAGACGTCATCCGCCGCGTTTATTGCGACGTGGCGGTGAATGGCAGCAAGACCAGTGTCGGCTTCCTGTTCCTGAATCAATCCAACAACAATCTCTACGACCATCTCCAGTGCGACGGCCAGTATTCGTGCATCGGCCAGGTGAGCGGTTCGGGGCATTACATTATGCCCGACTACAGCGACCGCGGTTGGGTATTTGTGCCGCTGTACTTCGTGCAGGCGCAGGCAGTGCTGGATAGCCCGGAACTCGACATCGAAGATAGCGCGCCCCATCAGTTCGCGTCCGTCTATTCCAACGGAGCATACGCCCCGATCGTCATCAATGGCGGCCAGCTGACCAGCGGCGCGACCGGCAACGCCTATCTCGCAATCAGTGGGGGCGCACCATTCATTGTCAACGGAACGCTTTTCTCGTTCGGCAGCCCGGCTGAATTGCTCAACGTGATTGCCGATCCATCAACGCCAGTGACCATGC